TGTAGCTGGTGGTGATGGTCTTGTCACTAATGATGGTGGCACTATGCGTCAAACTACAGTAGATACGTTTGATACATACTTGTCAGCTACTACTAAGACACTTACAAACAAAACACTTACTACCCCTATAGCAAATGCAGGGGTGCAGCTAAAGAACGGTTCTACATCAGCAGGTTTTCTTCAATTCTTTGAGCCTTCAAATGTAGGATCAAATAAAGTAACTCTAATTGGAGCTGCCTCAACTGCAGATATCACCTTGACATTGCCTAGTACTGCTGGTACAGTTTCAACTGAAGAAGCAGCAACAATCATAGCACAAGATGAAGCTACAGCTTTAGCAATTGCCCTTGGATAAGGAAACAAATTAATGGCAAATCTATTTAAGACAATTACAAGAAACTTAATGCCAGCAAGTGCTGGTACTGCAGAAACTTTGTACACTACTCAAGGAAGTACTAGGGCAATTATCTTAGGCTTAACACTAGCTAATGTTCACACTGCACAAGTAACTGCAAGTGTTACTTTAGTTAGTGTTACTACTCAAACAAGTCAAACACAAAACACTACAGCCCATATAGTTAAAGATGCAGCTATTCCAGTAGGATCATCTTTGTCTGTACTAGATGGTAAGGTTGTACTTAATGACGGTGACGTTATTAAAGTAGACTGTAGTGTAGCAGATAAAGTCTCAGTAATTATGAGCTACATGGAGATTGACAGCTAATGGCAGGTTATATTGGTTCTAAGGCAGTAATCACTTCAGGTGTTAGTGCTAGTATTGACGAGCTTAACATCATTGATGGGGTTACAGCTACAACTGCTGAACTCAATATACTTGACGGTGTAACTTCAACTGCGGCTGAGTTAAACATCTTAGACGGTGTAACCTCAACTGCTGCAGAGTTAAACATTCTTGATGGTGTAACGGCTACTGCAACTGAGCTTAACTTAATTGACGGGGTAACAGCTACTACTGCAGAGTTAAACATTCTTGATGGTGTAACCGCAACTGCAGCAGAGATTAACTTAATTGACGGTGGCACAGCTAGAGGTACAACGGCTATTGTAGATGCCGATGGTGTGCTTGTTAATGATGCTGGCACAATGCGTATGACCACTATGGCTACTTTAGCTACCTACATGGGTACTAAAGGTCTTGGCCCTGCCTATACTAGAGGTGCTACAATACCTAGCTCTCCTAATGCGGGTGATTGGTGGCTGAATACTGATCAAGATTCTCTATATATTTATGACGCAACAGAGGGTTGGAAAACAAATACTCTCCATGACTTTGGTCGTGGGACTTATCAAGTGCCGGGAAATTTTTCTATTCAGTATACTGGTGGCTTAAATAGATTTTCATTTCAAGGTCCGGCTGTAGGTACGTCAGAAGGCTCCGCATTAGTACAGGGCGTAATTAATGCTACCATAAGTGACGGGACACATGCACTAAGCAATAGTGTAAGGGGCGTCTATGGTACAGGTGTAAATGATAAAAAACTAGGCTATGTTATTATGGCTACCAGTGCTGATGCCCTAGACTTTGGTACATTAGTTGTGCCGCATATATATAATGCTCAATCCGCAAGTCATGAAACTAGAGGTATTATAGCTGGTGGGAATGACACCAATGCAATGGATTACATAACCATAGCAAATGCAGGTAATGCTACAGACTTTGGTAATCAATCAGTTGGAAGACAATATATGCCAGCAGCAGCAATGGCTTCTACTGTTAGAGCAATTTTTAAAGGAGGAAATGCTGGATCATCAGCTTCTAATGTAATGGATTACGTAACCATAGCAAATACAGGTAATGCTACAGACTTTGGCAATGTAGGGGGAGACCTTGATGGTAGGGAGGGTTGTAATGCAAATAACACAACTAGAGGTATTATGGCGGGAAACAACACTGCCGCAACTAACACCATAGAGTATATAACTATGGGAACTACAGGAAACTCTACTGACTTTGGTAATTTGACGGCTACTGACAACACACGTTGTGCATTGCATAGTTCAACTCTAGCTTACTTACATGGTGGCGAGGATGTAATTACAATGGCTACAGCAGCTAATGCCTCTGCTTCTGGATATGAATTTAGATTTACTGGTCATTTGCCTTCTATAATGCCGGGTTGGATTGCTTACAATGGATAGTTGACATTAAATAATAATAATGTTAAACTTGTTTGCAATAAATGGAGAAGCAATCAATGAACAACTTAGTAACAATAGACACAGAAACTTTCCTGCCACTAGCAGGATCAAAAGCAAACAAGGCTGCAGTAGCTAAAGTTGCTGACAGATTACCTGCACTAACACAACAGTCTAAAGTATTTTCACGTAGTAACTCTCAGTCAATGCTTACAATGATGACCTTAACAATGATGAATGGTCAAAGTCCAATGAGAATGTTGCGGCAAGTACTGGCTGAAACAAATAGAAAGAAATCAGCACTTGCTCATGCCCAAGTAGTACATGCAGAAATGTTAGAAAAAGTTTCTAAATTACAACTAATTGATGCGCCTACGCCTCTTGATATTGCTAAGTTACGCAAAGAATTGATTGAATTAGATGATATTGAATCAAATGTAAACGGATGTTTTAAAGATGTAGCTATTTTAATTGATGCCTATGAGCAGCTAGAAAAAAAGTTAGGTATGGAATCATGGGATGAGGCTACGTTTGAGGCAGAAGAAAAACGCCATCACATTCGTAGGGCATTTGAGTTATTGTATAGAAACATCATACAAGTAGGCAGAGCTACAGAAACACCTATTGAATATCTAATGCAGTATGGAGTTCATGCACAACAAGCTACTGCAGAAGTTCAAGGCTATATTAATTATACTAATGAACGTATCTCTAAAGGTGAAATGCTTTCTGCTAGTGATTGTGAAAACTTCTTAGACCAAATGGCAGATAAGTATTTGCATTGTGCTGATGAAGCTACTGAAAGAATGTTTGGTGTTAAAGAGATTAGTAATACAGATTATATGTTACGTTTGGAGGCAGCAGAATGATACTAGAATATAAAATGGTTATGACTCAAGAGGGTATGCAAGTACCTAATTGGGTTGAGGATGGGGGCTACTACGGTAAGTCTGACTTTAGTTTTGTAGGCTGGTCTCCTAATGATAATGTTCGTGAGTATTACATTCCTGATACTGTAACAGTTCTTACTAATGAGCAGCTTATTGCTAGGGTTATAGCTTTAAAAGGTAGTGATACCACAGACGCAGAGGCAACTACGCAAGCTAATGCTTGGATTACAGCAAGAGATTAAGAGGAAAACAAGTGCCAAGATTTCATAATATTAACGGTGCAAACGTACAGTTTACAGCAGCAGAAGAGACTGCACGTGATGCTGAAGAACAGACATGGGCTGACGGTGCAGACACACGTGCTGGTGTACAGGTTCGTGAGAAACGTGATGCACTACTAGCATCTACAGATTGGATGGCTAATAGTGACGTAACACTTGCAGACAACTGGAAGACTTACCGTACAGCACTACGAAATGTACCAGCACAGGGTGGATTTCCTAACAGTATTACGTGGCCTACTAAGCCTAGCTAAAGGATAGAACATGACTAAAGCAAGAGATACAGCTAATATTGTAGGTGGTGGATTTAGTGGCACTATTGCAGGTGCTACAATGGAGCCTACAGGTGACACTGCTGCAGGTGATAATGCTGCAATGGGCTTTACTGCTGCTGAAGGTCTAATCCTTACAGGGCAGGGTAGCACTAATGACGTAACCATTAAGAATGATGCTGACGCAGATGTAATTGAAATACCTACAGGCACAGTCAATGTCACAATGGCAGGGACACTAGGTGTAACTGGTGTTATTACTGGTGGTGGTCTTGTTGTTCCTGATGGTTCTATTAACTTAGCTGACCTAGACATTGATGGTGGTACAGACATTGGGGCTGCATTAGTTGATGCTGACTTAATGATCGTTGATGATGGGGCTGGTGGTACAAACCGCAAAGCTACAATGACTAGGTTGGCTACTTATATGGGTACTAAGATTGGTGGAGGTATGGAGTTTATTGCTTCCTCTGGTGCTATTTCTGATGGTACAGCTACTGTAGCTTTTACAGGTTTTGATGCAAGTAAGTATGACCACTATAAATTTTATTTTCAACACTTAATACCAGTTACAGATGGTGGCGGTGGTGCTCTGGTAGCTAGATTAAGTGCTAATGGTGGTGGTGCTTACGATGCTACAAATGGTAATTATCATTATGGCGGTTCTGACACAACAGGTCTTCTAGCTACAAATGAAAATGTAGGTGGTGACACGAATGAATACGGTGTGGGAGGTGGGTTTGAATTATACTCTCCGCATGTAGCTGCATATACATTTTCTAGGCAAATGAGTATGTGCCAGAGAAATGATGGTGCTGCAACACCCGGAACTGGTGCAAGCTACCACCTTTCAACAGCAACACAAAATGCTATTCAATTTTTGTTTGCATCAGGCAATATTGAAAGTGGCGAGATCACTATGTTTGGTATAGTTAATTCATAAGGAAAAACAATGGCAGGTTATATAGGCTCAGTACCCGTACCCCAAGCAACAGAAACTAGGGACGTTTACACAGCCACATCAAATCAAACTACATTCACTACAGGGGGTTACACTCCTAACTTTGTATCTGTGTATCTTAACGGTGTACACCTAGCAAGGGCTGACTACACTGCCACCAATGGGTCTGACGTAGTACTAGCTGCAGGGGCAGCAGCAGATGACACAGTAGAGATTGTATCGTTTAATACATTTGAATTATCAGCACAGACATTCACAGGGGATGTTACTGCATCAGGTGGTACGTTCTTACCTACAGGTGACACTGCAGCAGGTGATGATGCAGCCGTAGGGTATGCTGCTGCTGATGGCCTAGTGCTTACTGGTCAGGGTAGTACCTCAGATGTGACTATTAAGAATGACGCAGATGCTACTGTAATGTCTATTGCTACAGGCACTACAGGTGCTACGTTTGCAGGTGACGTTATAGTTCCTGACGGTGATTTTATTTTGGGTAGTACTGCTGTTACAAGTACTGCTGCTGAACTTAATATTCTTGATGGGGTTACAAGTACTGCGGCTGAGTTAAATAAACTAGACGGTGTGGGTACTCTTAAACAAGCAGGTAAAGAAACCATATGGGTTCCTGCCAGTGCTATGCAGCCTACTACTTCCAATGGTTGTTCTGCACTTACTACAGTAGAGACTA